GTACGCCTGTTGCGATTCCGGGTGCGGTGAACCTGTCGCTTGATCCTGAGGGTGATACGGAGCCGTTCTATGCGGACGATATGGTTTATTACACCACGGTAGCGAACAACGGTTATTCCGGTGATCTGGAAATTGCATTGATTCCGGAAAGCTTCAGGAAGGATATCCTGAAAGAGACTGAGGATGCGAACGGTGTTCTGGTGGAGGATTCCACGGTGGAGCCTGAGCATTTCGCTCTGCTTTTCGAGTTCTCCGGGGATAAGAAAAAGATCAGACACTGCATGTATTACTGTACCGCTGCAAGACCTACGATCGAGGGCAAGACCAATGAGGATTCCAAGGAAGTACAGACCGAGAAGCTGGAGATAACAGCGACTCCGCTTCCGAACGGACTTGTGAAGGTTAAGACCGGTGCGAATACATCAGACGCGGTTTACAACGGATGGTATTCCAATGTCTATCAGACAGAGCATGCACAGGTATCTGCGGTTCTTACCGGGATCACGATTGGAAACCTTCAACTTACGCCTGCTTTTGATGCCGGAACAACTTCCTATACGGCTGAGACCGTAAACGATGAGGATGCTGTATCGGCTACTGCGGCAAGTGGAACGGCGGTCACAATTCTTGTGAACGGAGTGGCTCATACCAGCGGCAGTAACGCGACATGGGAGAGCGGAACCAATACTGTGACAGTGATCGCAAGCAAGACCGGATGCACCAGTACGGCATATACCGTAACGGTGACAAAGAACGGACAGGGTTGATCTTAACGGGCAGGGCTTCGGCTTATGATTGGAGGAAAGTGAAATGGCACTTACAAAGACAGTGAATATTGATGGCAAGGATGTGACTTTCAGGGCATCGGCGGCCATTCCGAGAATATACAGAAACAAGTTCCATAGGGATATCTATAAGGATCTTCATGACCTGCAGAAGAGCATTGATGACAATGATCCGGAAAACTCTGCAATGGATTCTTTTTCGCTGGAGCTGTTCGAGGATATCAGCTACATCATGGCGAAACATGCGGATCCGCAGGGGGTTCCGGATACTCCGGATGAGTGGCTGGATCAGTTCGGGACATTTTCCATTTATCAGGTGCTTCCGGAGATTATCGAGCTCTGGGGACTGAATGTGCAGACGCAGGTGGAGAGTAAAAAAAACTTCGAGCGACTGACCGGGAAATGACAACGCCGCTCTTGTTACTGAGGGCGGTGCAGCTTGGTGTACAGATCGGGGAGATGGATCTTCTGACTATCGGAACCATCAACGATATGTACACGGAAATGCAGAACGATGAGAACCAGGGGGCATATAGCACCTTGGCATCTCAGGATGATTTTGACCGGTTTTGATGCTGTTTAACATCTTATTTTGCATTTCACCTTCTGTTTTTTGCCACTTACATCAAATGTCAGGACAGAACTTTCGATATATTGTATGATTGCATCATCAAAGAGAAAGGAGGCCAGGGCATGAAGGTAAGTGTTGATATTTCTGCTGAATATAAAGAACCATATGCAGTGATCTATACCGACAAGGTGACAGATGAGATCCAGCGAATGCTTGATATATTCAGCACAAACGAAACTCCCATAACTGCCCTGCAGAATGAAGAAGATCTTATCGTTCTGCAGCCTAAGGAAATATACATGGTCAGAGTAGAGGATGGAGATACGATTATTTATGGTGAAAAACAAAAATATCGTTCACGGAAAAGACTCTATGAGATTGGCCAGCAGTTAGGAAAACAGTTCATGCAGATATCAAAATCCACACTGATCAATCTGTCTTATATGGACAGTATTGAGCCGGGATTCAGCGGAACGCTTTTGCTGAAGTTGAAGAATGGATGCAAAGATTACGTTTCGAGAACATATCTGCCGGAGTTCAAAAAATATCTTGGATTATAGGAGGCGAAAGCAATGAAAGAGACAATAAAAGATTTAGCAAAGAGCACGGTAATTAGTATTGGAATGGCAATGGCTATTTTCTGTCTGGTTGGAATTGTATTTGATATAGGTTACAAAGGGAATTTCAGCCTTGAGAATTACAGATTTACAAAGATGGTTGTCGGTTGCGTTTTGGTTGGCCTTGGGTTTGGGGTTCCGACCATTGTGTACAGGAAGGAAAATCTTCCAATGCCGATTAGAGTGTTGATACACATGGGTATTGGTTGCGTGATTTACACAATCGTTGCCTATGCAGTCGGATGGATAGGTGGATCTGCAACCATCACTCAGGGAATTATAATTGCAGTGATTCAACTTGCGGTTGCGTTTCTTATCTGGTTCCTTTTTATGAGATATTATCGTGCTGAGGCAAAGAAGATGAACGATAGGATCCAGGCAATGAAGTAAGAAGAATAACAACATATATTTTTGAGAAGCATCGGTCAGAAATGATCGGTGTTTTCTTTTACCCAAAATCAGGAAGGAGGGAATCGAATGGCTGGACGGATCCAGGGTATCACCGTTGAAATCGGCGGCGATACCACCAAACTACAGACAGCCCTGAAGGGCGTAAATACAGAGATCAGAAATACTCAGAGCCAGCTGCGTGATGTCGATAAGCTCCTGAAACTTGATCCGGGGAATACGGAACTGCTTGCTCAAAAGCACAGGCTCCTGGGAGATGCCGTCAAGGAAACGAAGGAAAAGCTGGAGACCTTAAAGACGGCAGCGGAGCAGGCTGAACAGGCACTGAAAGACGGCACTATCACGCAAGATCAGTATGATGGCCTGCAACGTGAGATCGTTGAGACTGAACAGAAGCTGAAGGCTCTGGAGGAACAGGCAAGACAGTCCGGTACTGCACTTCAGGAGATTGCCGCGAAGGGTGAGAAGCTGAAGACAGTTGGTGACAATGTTACCAATGTCGGAAAGAAGTTCATGCCTGTGACTCTGGGTGTTGTGGGATTAGGTACGGCGGCGGTGAAGACTGCCGCTGATTTTGATTCCGCCATGAGCAAGGTTGCAGCGGTATCCGGCGCGACGGGTTCTGATTTGGATGCACTCCGGGATAAAGCCCGTGAGATGGGTGAGAAGACAAAGTTCTCTGCATCCGAGGCGGCGGAAGCCATGAACTATATGGCGATGGCCGGCTGGAAGACAGAGGACATGCTTTCCGGTATTGAAGGTGTTATGAACCTGGCTGCGGCTTCCGGTGAGGATCTGGCGACCACTTCCGATATCGTGACGGACGCCCTGACAGCTTTTGGTCTTACGGCAAAGGATTCCGGGCATTTCGCGGATATCCTTGCGGCGGCAAGCAGTAATGCGAATACGAATGTCTCCATGATGGGTGAGACATTTAAGTATTGTGCTCCGATTGCCGGTGCTTTGGGATTCTCTGCAGAGGATACGGCAGAAGCAATCGGCCTGATGGCCAATGCCGGTATCAAGGGATCACAGGCTGGTACTGCTCTTAGAACCATCATGAATAACCTGTCCGGGGATGTGAAGATCTGCGGTTCTTCCATCGGAGAGGTTACGATCGCAACTACAAACGCCGATGGAAGCATGAGAGACCTGAGTGATATCCTGGCTGACTGCCGGACTGCATTTTCAGGTCTGACAGAATCGGAAAAGGCTCAGGCGGCGGAAAGTCTTGTGGGAAAGAATGCGATGTCCGGGTTCCTGGCACTGATGAATGCCGGGGAGTCTGATATCAACAAGCTTTCCAGTGCGATTGATAACTGTGATGGTTCAGCGGCAAGTATGGCTGAGACCATGAATGATAATCTTGCCGGTCAGCTGCAGATCCTGAAGTCCCAGCTAGAAGAGCTGGCGATTTCCTTTGGTGAGCTGCTGATGCCTGCAATCCGAACGATTGTCGGATGGATCCAGAAGTTTGTGGACTGGCTCAATTCGATGGATGAGGGTACCAGGAAGGTGATTGTGACGATTGCCCTGGTGGCGGCTGCGATCGGACCGGTACTGATCATAGTCGGTAAAGTGATCTCAGCGGTCGGTACCATTATGACTCTGGTGCCGAAGCTGGCAGGTGTGATCAATGCGGCGAAGGGTGTATTTGTAGCCTTCAATGCGGTATGCGCGGCGAATCCGTATGTGCTGATCATAGCGGCAATCGTGGCACTGGTGGCAGCATTTATCTATCTCTGGAACAACTGTGAAGAGTTCCGACAGTTCTGGATCGACCTGTGGGAGAGCATCAAAGAGATTGCCATTGCTGTATGGGAGGCGTTGAAGGCGTTCTTCCAGGCGGCATGGGAAGCAATCAAGGCCACGGCAACAACGGTCTGGAATGCAATCAAGGATTTCTTCTCCGGCTTGTGGGAAGGAATCAAGACTATCTTCACTACGGTGGTGAATGCAATCAGCACCTTCTTGACCACGGCATGGAATACGATCAGGAATACCGTGACGACCGTATGGAATGCGATAAAGACATTTTTCACGACAGTCTGGAATGGAATTAAGTCGGTTATCACTACGGTGGTAAATGCGATCTCCACCTTCCTGAGTACGGCGTGGAATGGGATCAAGACTGCGATCACTACGGTGCTGAATGCCATTAAGACAGCGGTTACTACGGTCTGGAACGGCATCAAGAATACGATCACAACTATCGTGAACGCAATCAAAAATGTAGTCACGACAGCCTGGAACAATATCAAGACTGCCGTATCCAATGCGGCAAACGCGATCAAGACCGGCGTGACGAATGCCTTTAATGCTATGCTGAACGGCATCAAAAATATCTGCGGAAATATTTATGGTGCAGTGAAGGGCGGCTTTGACAAGGCTATCGGCTTTATCAAGGGACTTGCTTCGCAGGCTTTCCAGTGGGGTGCTGACTTCATTGGCGGCATCGTGAATGGTATCAAGTCCATGATCGGTAAGGTCGGGGATGCGGTTTCTTCTGTTGCAAATAAGATCCGGAGCTTCCTGCATTTCTCTGTGCCGGATGAAGGACCTTTGACGGATTATGAGAGCTGGATGCCGGACTTCATTGGAGGACTTGCAAAAGGCATTGAGAAGAGCCGGGGCATGATTGAGAACGCAATGAACGGTGTGACTTCTGATCTTACCATTACTTCGAGGGTGATGGCAGCTCAGGGTAGCTATTCCGGATCGGCTGCATCGAGCGGAGATCTGATCTCCGGAATCAATACAGCACTGAATACAGCTCTGGCCGGTGGAGGCGCTGCAGGGGATATCGTGATCCCGGTTTATATCGGCGGTGACATGATTGATGAGATTGTGGTTACGGCTCAGCAGAGAATGAATTTAAGAAGTGGAGGCAGGTAAGATGGCTCATTTGCAGTATCTTGTTTTTAACAATGAGAATATCCCGATGCCTGCCTCTTATTCTGTGAGTTTATCGGATGTGGAGGCAGATAGCGGGGGTGTGACGGAGGCAGGAACCACGCAGAGGGATGTTGTCCGGGAAGGCGTGGTTCAGATCGGAGTGACCTTCCGTGTATCGAAGAAGTGGCTGAATAAGTTTTCGGCATATAAGAAGCTGGCGAGCATTACGGTCGGATACTTGGATATGGAGACCATGAACATCGTAAACACGCAGATGTACATTGACGGGTATCAGGTGAAGCTGGTCAGCGATACATCGTATGGTTCACTCTGGGAGATATCTTTCACGTTGAAAGAATTTTGAAAAAAAGTGTTGACTCCTACGTTACGTAATAGTTTATATTAACATTACCAAGCGAATGGAGGATATGCCAATGATGACAATACATGAAGTGAGCAAGCTTGCCGGGGTGAGTATACGCACTCTACAATATTATGACAAGATCGGTCTTTTGCATCCGACGGGATACACCGATGCAGGTTACAGGCTGTATGACGATGCAGATCTGGAACGCCTTCAGCACATATTGTTGTTTCGTGAGTTGGAGTTTCCTTTGAAGGACATCAAGGCGATCATAAACAGTCCTGATTTTGACAGAAGCACGGCATTAGAGCAGCAGATTGAACTACTTCGGTTGAAGAAGGAACATATTGAGAATCTGATGAACTTTGCGCTTGGAATAAAATTGTTAGGAGTGAAGCATATGGATTTTAAGGCTTTTGATAGAAGTAAGCTGGATGAGTATTCCCGACAGGCCAAGGAACTATATGGCAATACGCCTGAGTACAAAGAGATGGAGGAAAAGCAGAAGAATCGTACAAAGGAAGAGGATAATATCCTTGCAGATAGATTTATGCTGCTTTTCAAGGAAGCTGGAGAGATGAGGAATACGGATCCGGCATCGCCTGAAGCACAGGATTTGGTGAAAAGGATACAAGCTTATATAACTGAAAACATGTACACCTGCTCAAATAAGATTTTGCGAGGCTTGGGTAAGATGTATTCAGGAGGCGGTGACTTTACAAAGAACATCGATGAGTATGGCGGAGAAGGAACTGCAGAGTTCGTAGATAACGCTATTCAAATCTATTGCGACAAGGCAGAATAAGCAAATCACATTTAGCTACTAAGAGGGTCGGGAAACCGGCTCTCTTTTCATGTCCGGAGGGAGGTGGTCATTTGTATCCGGTCAGCAATGCCTTTCTTGAAGCAGTGAAGGCGAATACAAGAAAATATTACTGGACCGGCAGGATCACAACGACTGCCGGAACAGTTTATGAGTTTGATCAGGATGATATGGTCAAGGGCAGCGGGTATATTACCAGTCAGTGCTGCGGATCCACAGAGATAGAACTGGGAACGGTTTATGCGGCTGAGATGGGGATATCGCTATTCTCCGAGATCAACCGGTATACGCTGGAAGATGCGAAGGTGGAGCTTTTCTATCACCTGCAGATAGCGGGTGGTTCTTATGAGAGGATCCCGATGGGGATCTTTGAAGTATCAGAGGCGAACAGGAAAGCTAAGTGCCTGGAGATCAAGGCCTATGATTACATGGTTCGCTTTGAGAAGGCTTTCACTTCCCTTGAATCCATCGGTAACGCTTATGACTTCATGGTGCTCTGCAGTACGGCCTGTGAGGTGACGCTGGCTCAGGACAGGGCAACCATTGAGGCGATGCCGAACGGAACCGAGAACCTGTCCATCTATTCTGATAATGATATTGAGACTTACCGCGATGTGCTGTTCTATGTGGGACAGGTGCTTGGCGGTTTTTTCGTGATCAACAGAGCCGGGGAGCTGGAGCTTCGGAAGTATGGGAATACGCCGGTGCTGACAGTTGAGAGGAAGCACAGGTTCACTTCCAGCTTTTCGGACTTTATCACGCGATATACAGCGGTCAGTTCAACGAACCTTCGGACACAGATTGCGGAGTATTATGCACTGGATCCGGATGATGGGTTGACGATGAACCTGGGTGTTAATCCTCTGCTGCAGTTCGGTCTGGAAGAGACCAGGCGGCAGCTCTGTGAGAATATCCTGAATGATCTGGCCGTCGTGAACTACGTGCCGTTTGATTCGGATACCATCGGAAATCCAGCACTGGATGTTGGCGATGTTTTGTCATTCAGCGGTGGACAAGCGGATGCCACGAAGTATGCCTGCATCACATCGAACAGCATCAAGATCGGCGGCAGGCAGAGTATCAAGTGCGTCGGAAAGAATCCGAAGCTCTCTCAGGCGAAGAGTAAGAATGATAAGAACATTTCAGGGCTTCTGGCTCAGATTGAGGCGGGAAAGATTGGGATTCATACCTTCACCAATGCTTCTGCATTTACTGTAGGGGATGTGGACACAAAGATCATTTCCATTGAGTTTGCCACCACGGAAGCGAACCACGCACAGTTCTTCGGGCAGGTGATCGTGGATGTAACGGCTCAGCCGGTGACAAGATCTGCTACGGCATCCGGGGATGTAGTGATTCCGTCTGTGAATGTTGATGGTATCCCTGTGGATCCGGAAGATCCGGAGGAAGAGCCGGTGGTGATTGGCAGCACGGAAGAGCAGACCATAACAGTATCCCTTCCGATGAGCTGGCAGGAGGACGGCCATGCGGATGTGATCTTTTCCTTTGAGTTCAATAACCAGATGATCCCGGTGCATTATCCGCAGGAGAACTGGCACTCAGGAAGGCACACGATCCTTCTGTATTATCCGATCGAGGATGTGGTTCCGAACTATACGAATATCTTCAATGTCTATATGCGCTGCGAAGGCGGTACGGCTGCGGTGGATACCGG